AGTGCCTGATGCCGGTGCTAAGCACGTTTTCGATCTGCGCCTAAAAATTTGAGATACATTAAGGCTTAAAAAACCGCCCCAAAATATTTCCCAAAGTATATACCTTGTGGGATATAGGGAACGGGTGAAAGACTTCTTTTTAAAGGCACCTAAGCACAAGCTTGCGGTTGGTGATCTAGTCACATGCACATGTCATGGAGGCATAGCGTTGGTTGTGGAGTTGTACGATACAGAAGAAGAAGGCACAGTGTCGATGAACATGGCAAGGATATATTGGATAAAATACCCACATCCGGGTGTGAAGGAGAGGTTATGGATGCATACAATTGGAAGGTTGTACAAATACAGAAATCTATACGAGGAGATAAAGTGAAAACCACGAAATACAAATACACATGCGTACATTGTCGTACAGGCATGGTGATGAGATTACCGGCAGTATGTCCGGAGTGTGAGCGTTTGTTAACCAAAGAAGCTTAACATGCGCATATATAATATATGGATGATCCGGACGACTTTAAGTTAAACGACAGCTATTATGATCAACTAAACATCGCATTGTACAGTATTGGTGATTTGGTGCGGTATGTAGGGTACCACTATTCACCAGATTATATTTACATCGATGGTGAGGATTACAGTTTGGGTATAATAACGCAAATAAAGGCGCGGTATATACACCAGCCAATATACCGGGTATTTTGGTTTAAAAAAGGTTTTACCACAGATGCGGTACAAGATCATTTAAGATTGGTAGTTATGAATAAACAAGACTAATTATGGTACGGTATATATCATGTTATTAACACCAGAAAAACTTAAAGCGCTGATTAATGAAGAGCTAACGAAGGCAGACGTACGTAAAATTGCCGGTGAAGAAATCGAGAAGGAGCTGCGTAGCAGAAAAACGAAAGCTTTAATCGAAGATGAGCTACTTAGCCTATTGGGTAAGCGCGCTGGTAAGGACGAAGTAGCAGAAATTGCTAAGAAGGTGCTTAAGCGCCTGTATAAGGATATGGCTGTTAACCATCCGTATATGATTGATCGAATAAAGGTATGATTATGTTTAAACACACATTAGTAACGGTGGCGTTAATAGCGCCACTAATGGCTGCGACTCCACATAGCTCTATGGCTACGGGGGTATACTACAGTTCTCAGACTATCGAAAATTTCACACGCACCGGTGAGAAAGTAGGAGACTATGAGCCAATCGATGCTCAACAATTCTTTGCGCCGGCTAGCGCATGCATTGTCGATAAAGATGCTAATCTTGCTAGTAAATTGATTCAATGCAAGAAGCAAAGAATAGGTTGGCTGAAAATTTAGATTCATCCACATATATATTATGTGGGCATCACTGTAGTTTTAGGTTCGGGCGATTTCGTCCATGACACTAAGTCTGGCGATATAGGCTTTCTTATATCTAAGCACTTCTCCCGAGTGCAAGGTAGGGCTGACGGCTTTGTACTTATTGTGTGGCGTATCTATTGGTGCCGCGATGGCGATTCCCGCTATACTGAAGAAAGTATCATTAACATGATCCGGACTGGGCATTTGGTGTTACATGCTGGTAATTAACCTATGACTAAATTACACTGGCGCGAGCAAGCAGACAATGTTATATTAAATCCTGGCGATATAGTTATCGATATTGTCCCCAAGCAAGTTGGCGTATTGGTGAAGATTGAGCGTCGTATATCGATCGAAGATGATGACATATACTTTTGGCATGTGAACTGGACAGCAAACGATTTAGACGTGACTGTTGCTCCCAATCCGATATGGATGGAGGAAACTAGCCTTAAATTGTCAATTATTGTTGGTTTCTACGATTTGTATACTCCATAAAGTTTAGAAAAATTTACGTCGAAATAAAAATAAAATTGAAAAAAAATTTGAAAATTGTTGAACGAGAACTGGAGCGCGGTGATTTGGTGAAAATCTCCACGTGCGGGTACGATGGGAGATATGAAGAGGCACTCGGCTTGGTATCTTCTACCTTCTATAATGAAAAACAAATAAAAATTTTTCCGTTGGTTTCCGTATACAACATGCGCACTGGTACTGTTGAAGATTATTATGTTGAGGACTTGGAGTTAGTTTCCGAATCTGACGCATAGTTACAATGTGGGCAATTTCTTAAAACGCGCTAATACTGTGGTTGATGCTGCGTGCGCTATAGCCGCTGTTGCGAACATATGCTTGTTTGCGTTTTCCATCTCTGAGGGGGATCGGGATCTGCAATTGCTTTCTATTATTAATCTATTTTTATTAAGTTTTAGATTATTGAGAGTGCCAAATAAAACTTAAACAATACTTAGTGGGAGGACGTATGTAAATGATATTGGCTTTTTTATTTTCCTTGATGAGTTGCCATCAAGATTATGCAATTGTGCAACCGGGGGAACCCGAAACAATAGTCATCACAGAAACGGTGACTGAAACAATAACCGAGACTGAAACGGTTGAAGTAGAGGTGCCTGTTTATATAGAAATAGAGGTACCCGTCAATGAGGGAGAGATATGGATCGACTCTTTCACACAACACATGTCTGTTGATGGAATTGATATATTATGGGTTGTCGATCGATCGGGTTCAATGAATCGATATAATGCCGAACTTTTAGCAGGGGTTGAGGCAATGCTGCTAGCGCTGCCTATTTCTGACTGGCGGCTAGTGATGATTAGTGCAGATCCAAGAGATGCAGTTGTCAGTACTGAGTTCCCACTTGTTCCTGGCGATGACATCGATGATGCCGCGGCAATGCTAGCTACATTGCACTCGGCGCCATACGAGGAGGGATTTAACTCAGTTTATGATTATATTAATTTGAACCCCTATGCCTCAACATGGATGCGTCCGGATGCTGGATTATTAGTTGTTTTTGTGTCTGACGAGGAAGAACAAAGTCATATTGAATATCCTATGCCATCTGATTTTTTAAGTTGGTACGGCTCTCTTCGAATGGGATCCGTGTTCATGGCTAGCGTGGTTAATCAGGCTGCGACAGATTCACTCTGTACATGGCCGCCAAGTCCAATTGATGTTGGCGATCGCTATATGGAAGCAACGGGTGCCATAGGGGGAGTTGTCGTCGATATATGTGATACCGACTGGTCGCCAGGAGTAACAGATGCAACCCATTCGATTGAACCCTACGAAAACCTTAAGTTAACTCACAAAGCAGAAACAGATTCTATTAGAGTTTTTATCAACGGTTCGTTAAATCATGATTGGTATTACCAAGAGTCAGACAATACAGTTTATTTCACTATAATTCCTGGTGCAGGGCATTTAGTGGAAATTGGATATAGATACATAGAGCCAGACACTGGCGCATAAGGAATTAAAATGAAACATTTATTAATAGCATTGGGTGCCTTACTAGCATTTACTTTTAGTAGCAGTAGCCATGCAGCTACTTACAAGCCGGGCATGCCGATTGAAGTTATCAACAAGGGTATGTCTAATATAGAGAAAAACGTCAGAAAAGCAGCAGTAAAAGTCATGACAGATGGTGGTGGACATGGTTCGGGCTCTGTGATTCAGTATAAAGATTTACAGTTGGTTTTTACTGCACAACATGTAACTGAATTGGATATTGGTACCATATATACGATACAAAAGGGGCAAAAGAATTTACCTGCAATGTTGATTCACAAGAGCCCCACTCAAGATATGGCAGTGTTGGTATTAATGCAATCTTTTGATAAAGAGGTATTAGAGCCTATGCCGTGGAAAGTGGCTAAAGATCACAAAATTGGTACAAATATTGTATATTCCGGATTTCCTTCTTGGCACTCTTTGATGTCGTTTGAAGGGCGCATTGCTGGCACTGAAGTGTTGCCGGCTCGGGGTACTCAATTAATAGTTAATACATACGGCTGGTTTGGTTGTTCAGGTTCGGTAATATACAATACTTCCGGACATATAATTGGTATTTTATATGGAGTAGATGTGGAATACTATCCAGGAATTCAAGTTCAAGAGAACATGATCTGGGTTGCACCAATAAAATATTTACCAATTGAAAAATCATTAAAAGAGTTTTGCGAGAAAGATGATCATAATTATAAGGCATGTCGATAAAAAAGAATTCCAGTTGGAAAGACTTCATCTCCCAAGAGAAGATGAATGCTGCCGGTATTGTAGTTTGTTTTAACGATAAGGATGAAGTGTTAATATTGCGGCGCTCTTCAATTGATAAACGCGCCGGACAATGGACAATTCCAGGTGGGCACATTGATGATACTGATGCCTCTATCGAAGAGGGGGCACTTAGAGAACTGAAAGAAGAAACCAATCTTTCATGCCATATAAGTAATTTAAAATATCTCGGTGAACCCAAGCCAGAAAAGTATTATTTCCTCGCTATTAACTGGCACGGACAAATAAATGTCAGCATACCCAACCCAGAATCTGGAGAAATCGAGCATGATGATTACAAATGGGCGGCTATAGATGATATAAAACAGATTGCTAATAGTGAAATACCGATCTATTTATTGAACAAGGCTCTGGAGATGCTAAAAAATGAACAAAATTCACAATAATTGGAAGCTATTCCTAGAATCACACACCAAAGAACACGAAGAAGAACTTGAAGAAATCGTCGGAGAGCTTGAAAAGGCATCGCAAATGCATGCTAGTCAAGCTAAGCGTATACAAAAAATGCTCGACGAGACGGATGACGACAAACTAAAAGAAGGTGAAGGTAAAAACTGTGGCTGTGGGCAAGATCCCTGTAGGACTTATGGTGCGCCAGCAGCAAAAGTTGTTAAAATAACAAAGATCTCCGAAGAAGAAAATGACGATTTATATGGAGAAATAGAAGAAGAAGTGGAAGAATTAGATGAAAAATCATCCAAATCTGCCAAACGCAAGCGAAAAAAGAAGCGTACTAAAAAGAAAGCCAAAAAAGGAAACAAGATTTGCCCCAAAGGAAAGGCATGGGCTATGAGAAAGTACGGCAAATGGTCGGCGTACGCAGCCATGGGAGCCAGCAAATACTGTAAAGATCCAAATTATGGTAAAGGCAAGAAGAAGAACGAATCTCTTGACGAAGGCGGCGAACTTAAAGCATGGCGCGACGAAAATTGGGTTCAATCTGATGGTACCCCATGTGGCGATGCCAAAGCACAAAAGAATCCCAAGCGATGCAAGCCGGCTGGTAAGTGGGCTAGCATGTCAAAGGGCGAAAAGAAAGCTGATAACGCCAAAAAGAAAGCTGGTGGTAAAAAAGGGAAACAATTTGTACCAGCTACCAAGAAAGGAAAAGTCAAAACTAAAGAAAATTTAGAACTAGACGCAATAATAAGAGAAGAGCTTGAAGCTGTTCTTGATGAAAAACGTAAAAAAAAGAAGAAAAAAAAGAAAGCATGCAAGCCCTCTAAAGGAAAACGTTTTGCCAAGCGTGTAAACGGAAAATGCCGTTCATATGGGCAGAAAGGACAAGCGAAAGGCGGTGGCGATCGCATTAGACCGGGAACAAAGAAGGGTGATGCATATTGTGCACGCTCAGCAAAGATTAAAAAGTGTAAAAACCCCCCATGTGCCAACGCATTATCTCGTAAAAAGTGGAAATGTCGTGGCTCAAAATCAATGAAGGAATAAAAAACATGTTATCTATGGTAAAATCTAAGAAATGTCCCAATTGTGGCATGCCTTTAACCGACGAAATGTCGTGTGACTATTGCGAATGGAAAGCTAATGCTAAATGATGAACAAATCCTGCTAAAAACAGCACAATTACTAGAAAATTTAGGTGTTTCTGCTCCAAAAGTAGCAGATTTGTACGAATTTAACGAAAAAATACTTAAAGAAGTCACCGAAGACGAGATGCGAGCACTTGAAGATGTGTTGGACGATCTAAATCCAGCTAATTTGCCCCTAAATGATCTTTTTAGTGGTAAAATGCGTGCTGTTATACCATTTCCGACCATTGATCCCTCCACAGAGCTTGGAAAGTTCGCAGAATTCTTCAGATCTCAAGAATATGATGTAGATTGGGAGAAAGGTATGGTGTATGCTGAGCGCGATCTGCGTAAATCTGACGATTTTCTTGATATGTTGACGGGCGGTTCTGAACCAAAGAAGAAAACTAAGAAGATTCAGATGAAAATCGGCAAGCTTTTCTCTAAATTGGCTGATTTAAGCCGAAGAAAAGACGAAATATACCAAAAAGTCTATGATCACTTGGATGGTATTGGTTATAAGCTAGCAGATGGCGAACCAGTTAGGACATCACGCCGAGTTACCGGAAAAATGATGAAAGCAGCGCTCGATGAAAAGGAATATGAGAATTTTCAGAGAATTAATACTCAAATTTACTTATATGTTGTAAATCCAGGTGTTGCAGGGCCGGCCGGCTACAATTTAACCGATTTAGCCACTCAATACTTCCAATATTGGAAAGATAATGCCGGATATATCAAAAAAGAGATAAATAACATCGATGATAACAAATTTTCCATTATTATTACTCGACATCCGATAGATGTGCTCAGAATGAGCGATTTTGACGAGATTACCTCTTGTCACACTCCACCTAGTCGCCAAGGTGCCTATCAATCATACTATAAATGCGCTGTAGCCGAGGCTCAAGGGCATGGGGCGGTTGCCTATGTGGTAGAGACAGAAGAACTGCTCTCAGCCACTAATACGAGCAATATAGACAGTGCAGAGCAAGAAATTCAAGAGGGTGAGATATTTTTAGACGATAAGCGCCCATTTAGCGGTGATATTGAGCCAGTTTCTAGAATTCGTGTCCGACAGATCAGATATTACGACACAGATGAACCAAAACGATTTGATGATGGACAAGATGTTGGAATGCCAGAGAAAAGAGTCTATGGTGCTGATATTCCAGGCTTAGCTAATCAAGTTACTGACTGGGCAAGATCAAACCAAGAAGAAGTCATCCAAAACATGCCTAAAGAGGGCGACAAGATTGATTTAAGTAAATTTATGATTTTTGGAGGCTCTTATGAAGATACTGCTAATGCTGCAGGTAGAGCTGTTTTGATGAAGCAGCTGCTGGGTGACAAAAATGTTGAATTTGCTGGTGCGATGCGCCAGAACACAGATACCGAAGACACTCTTGACGCAGATTTAATTGGTGATGTTGTCCGTTCATATGAAGGTGATTGTGAAGAAATACAAAATGAGTGGAACAATCATATGGCTCAGACATATGTTGATTATGAAGTAGGTGATGATGGTGCTGATGGTGCGTATATTAGACCTTATTCTGCTTTTATTGCAAAATGGCCGATTGATGAGTGGAAAAGATTGCCGAGCAACGCGGAAGAAGTTGTGTGGGACTCGGTTGATTATATAAATGAAAGATTTGGAACCATATTTGTTCCCTCTAAAAACGACACTCCCACAATCCGCAAGATTCGCGAAGAAATACATTTAACCATCCAAGTTAACTTTGAACATCCTGAAATTGCTGGGCAGTCATATTTTTCTTTCCCTGAACAATTTAATGAGGCTTGCCAGAAGATCGATAGCGTAATTGATGATAGAAGAGACACTTGGGAAGCAATCCTTACTGAACATTTTAAGAAAAACGGACAAATGGAAGGCGGAGAGTTTATGAATCTAGCCGTAGCGATTGAAGATGGTATTCTTACCTCCTATGAATGGGATATTGAGACTGATGGCGATTATGACGAATCATATGAGTGCACTGCAAGATACTCTCACTATTACGATCCAGAAGATTTAGGATTAGGCATGGAAGTGCTTATGCAGATTCTTGATTCTCGCGACTTTAAGATTGAGCTGAGAAAACAACTACTTGAGGCGCCAAGAAAAGAACAGAACACTCAGTATTACTTACAAATGAACGCCACAACAGTGGAACACGCTGGAGAGGCTAAATATACCGCTATATTCTCGATTAACGCCGATGAGCCCGATATTATGACTGGATTGTTTGTCGAGCTTGTAGAGGGCGAGATGGACGATGAAGACAACCTTAACGTGGTGTTCAACAGAGTGTTAGCTCAGTTTGTCAATTCTCGCCAGCCATCGCACATGCAAACAAATGAAAGTATAGTTAAGTCTTGGAAAGGATTTTTAGGAAGATGAGCAAGTATCTCCAAGATCCAGATTGGCTTTTTAGCATCCTCACTATTCTGGTTAAGAAGAATGGTGGGCAAATAACGTTAACTGAAGAAGAGATGAAGAACGTATCCACTGGTGATTTAATTGGTATGTACTTTGAACCCAAAACAGGTAATCTGATTTTAAAAGAAGTGGAACCTCAAGATATGTTAAGAGCACAGGGCATAGTTAATGACAGTGTCGATGAAACTTACGATAATTAAGGATATAAGATGAAACTAATACTTGAAAATTGGCGCCAGTATTTGAACGAAAGCGAGAACTCATCTCACTACGGTGATTTGTATTTGTTTGAAAATGATACAGTCACCAAAACATCTTTTTATAATGCTCTCAATACTTTATCTGAATCAGACGGCGCCGTCGACACATTCTTAGAAAATTGGGAAAAATCTGTTGACTACCAATTACAAAATTTAAATGAACAAGAGTTTAATCCACTTTTTAAATTAGCAACCCAAGCTTGGATGATACAAGACAAATTTAAAGAGAAAGCGGCTGAAAAAATTATTGCTGTCAGCAAAAAGATTAATGATTATTCTGAGAAGAATCCAAAGACTGTAAAAGTAGCCAAAGTAGTTGTGGGTGGATTACTTGCTGCCGCGGCAGTTTATTATATCTATAAAGTTGTTGATAAGGGCGGTGATGCATCCGATGTTATGGAGTTGGCTCAGTCACTACAGCCGGAAGATCCTGATTTAGCTCGGGAAGTAGCTGAGTGCGCACAGGAATTTAGCCCAGAAAAGATAGCAGAGTTCGCGCAAGAGCAACAAGGTGTTGTTGATAAAGTAGCAGACACACTTTCGGCCGCTGGTGAACCTGCGCTAGATCAAATGGGGCAAGCAGCAGAAGCAGTTTCTGATGATATGACACAAGAAGTGTCTGGTTTAGATCGTTGGGCGGAGATGTTTGATTCTGGTGAGTTTGGGAAAGCAACAGATGCGCCCGAACTGACAGATAAAGAAGCTAGAGATACTTGGGATCAACTCACCGGTCAAGACAAATTTGCTAATGATCCATCATATAAGCCGGGTGGTGGAAAGAAAGGATTAGACGATTGGTCCAAAACGTGGGACAAAGAGTATGGCTCGGGAGAAGATCCAGTAGCTAGACCCGCAAGAGCCCCACAAACCCCAGACGAAGCAGCTGCTTGGGAAGATCTTTTGGCACAAGATAAAGCTGATAGTATATCTAAAACAAAGCCTAGAAAATGGCCATTTAAGAAGTTTAATAAATGAAACTCCTACTTGAAAATTGGCGTAATTACGTTTTACTTGAAAATATCGAGGGTGCAACTCGGTTATCTATATTTGATTTTGATGAGACAATCGCCTTTACCGAAGGTTACATTAATGTTATTGACAAAGAAACTGGTGAAGAATTTCAAACTAGATCTCAAGAAGAATACGATGCCGTTAAAGATGACGATAGATATGAATTTGACTTTTCGCCACTTGACAATGTTCACAACGCAACTGAGAATCCAAATGTGACGTCAATTATGAGAGATAGATTATCTGATCCAGATACACAAGTTATGGTGTTAACTGCTCGGGCACCTGTATCAATTGATGATATACATAGAGTGCTCCGAACCTTCGAGAAACCAATACCAACTGATGACATCATTATGATTGGAGTAGAGGGAGCTAACAAGGGCAATTATCTCGTTAATACAGTACTGTCAAAATATGACAATATCAGAGAAATAGAATTTTATGATGATTCCCAGATCAATATTGATGATATGAATCAAGTTAAAAAAGAATTAGAATCAGCTGATCGTAAGATAAAATTCAACATATATTTGGTTAAGCACGGAAAACCAGAATTAGTGGGTGGATGAACACACTACTTAATATCGTGGAGGTATAGCAAATGAGTGATACAAATGGGTGGGAAACCTACTCAAAGTTAGTTTTACAGCAGCTTGAAACGATGTCAAGCGGAATCGAATCGTTGCGAACCGAACTACAAGATGTTAAAGGACAGTTAACTGAACTAAAAGCTAAAGAAGACCGAGTACAGGATATAAAAGCCTGGAAAGAAAAAATTGATGAAGTTGCATCACCCACACAATTACAAATTAAGTTTGACGAGATAGAAGAGCTTAAAGAGTTTAAGACTAAGGCTGTAACCATGTTCATGGTAGTTCAGGCTGCTATGGGTATCGCGATGGCAATTGCTTTAGAAATATTTTAAAAAGTTGTTGACAAATAGTCTAAATTTGTTATATATTAAATATGCATAAGTTTAAAACAGGAGATTTAATAGGGATAAGGCACCCTATGGAGGCTGACTCGGCTATAAAAACAGGAGTCGTGATAAATGAAAATGAGTATAATATTATTGTCCAGTGGTTATCATATGACAAAACTTTCTTCATGGAAAAACAAGGCGATATTTTTGAAGAACTCAATAAATCCTATCTTTTATCAAGACAATCTTACCATCGATTAAATGAGAGGGCAGATTTGTTCTTGTTAAGCTCTAGTTAATTTATGAGCTACAATAGCGAAGATGCCGCTAAGAAAATAAAATTAGCTGTCAAGCAACTCAATGGAACAATTATTGATGGGCTGGATGAAGATGGCAATCCGGTAGAATTGCTACCTGAAGTAGGTTTAAAATCAGGTGCTGGATATCTGCATTGCTATTCGCCCGGGAAAAAGAGATTTATTAAAATCTCAAAAGGACAAAAGGCATATATAATTGACAATATGGATAATAATGAAGAAAAATGTTTAATATATACTTGGGATGGCTTCTTGGTGGAAGCACCCGTAGAAGAGATCTTAATAACAGGGTTTGACTAATGCTTTTTAAATTTGGAAAATTGTGGAAATCAGTAATTTTTATCCTATCCTCGTGGGGCTTGTATCTAATATTTGATTTCGAATTTACTGTGATTACTTTACTCTCACTTATAATAATAGCAAATTTAGATGATAGTGATCTTTTGGTATAAAAACACTACTTATGGTGGTGGGAAGTAAAAAAAGACGATATTACAAACCGTCTACATCTGGTGTTGCGGCATCGGTGGGCGGGTATGTGGTGAAGTGGCTCGAAGATGACGAGCCGGCATCACAAGTAAACAATACTGGCCCATATAGTAGTATAGATGAGGCTGCAGCAATCTTGCAAGCATATTTGAAATCAGGGATCTGCAGCTGGATGGTGAAGTATGATGACTGATGGAAGTGCTTTCGGTGCGCTGCATTCGGAAAAACTTAGCATTGGAGATATGGTAGAGTGGACTCGGTGGGATGAGTCTGAAAAAAGATGGGCTAGCAACTATGGCATTTTAATTAAAATGGAAAATAAGTTAAAATCTAATAGAATAGTTTCGGTTTCCACTGTTAAACCCATCAATGAGCCGCATCAGATAGTAGAGTTGTTCACTATTAGTTTGCAACCCATTGCTGATGTAGTGCATCTGTGATATAGATAGGTTTATATTATTTTGAAACTATTTAGTATTGTGGAATAATATATGATTAACTATCCTGACATGCTCCAACCCTTAATTGATAAGTTTTTGCCCTTTGCGCAAAAAAAAATGGGGTTTTCTAAGCCGCCGAGATTATTTATTCGTGGTGATGAAGAAAATGCATGTAACCCACTGGGCAAAACAGCATTTTATGATGCAGATAATCAATCAATAACCCTCTATGTCACAAAGCGCCATCCCAAAGATGTTTTGCGTTCTTTGTCTCACGAATTGGTACACCACACACAGCATTGTCGCGGAGACTTAAACAATATATCTACGTCTCCGGGATACGCCCAAAGCGATGAACATATGAGAGAAATGGAGCGTGAAGCATACGAACTCGGAAATATGTGCTTTCGCGATTGGGAAGATGGTATAAAAAATACTATTTATTACGAACATCTACAAAAAGGAGAACTTAAGATGTCTACTAAAGATTGGAAAAACAAAGAATTGAGAACTATTTTATCAGAAGCCTGGGGCTTCAAATTTAACACCCTTGAGGAGTTTAATTCATTCAATGAAAACGAAGAGATTCAAGAGATCTCTGATCAAGACGGTGTTGCTGATGGCGACATGGAAACAGCCGGAGATGCTACCGACAATAGAGAGGAAGCGGATCTCGAAGAAGGCAAAAAGCCCATGAAGACTGACACAGAGGATGCTGATGACGAAGTGCCGGCATTTCTTAAAGAAAAAGAAGAGTCTGACGAGGGTATTTCTGAAGACAGCGGCTATGAAGAGAAAGAGCACGATGAGCACAACGCATGGCGTGATGAAGATCACATTGAGGCTATTGAAA